GGATTTGCTGCTAATACTAAATTAAATGTCTTTGCACCAGCGATAAGCTTTTTGAAACCAGCTAATTGTGCAGAAACATTTTTTCTGATTATATTTTGACCTTGAATTTGCTTGAGTTGTTGTTTAGCAAAATCATTTGAAACATTCTTTTTTAAACTCTCTTTTGCTAACAACTCTTTGTTAATCACATTAACGTCTTTATAAAGACCGAGTTGTTTAGATAGGAAATCTCCACTTTCCTCTTGGATATCCCTCATCTCCTCTAACTCACTCTTTAATTGTTGAGCTATATCTAAACGTTCTTGAGTTACCTTTTCAATAGACATTAAAGATTCCTAAGAGCTTTTCTCGCTTCTTCATCAGGGTCGATTCCCTTATCTTTTAAATCTTTTTCGACTTTATCTCTTAACTTAACAAGAGTAGCGTAGTTCTTTGCAAAGGTCTTATCTTTTTTGGATAATTTTTTAATAGCATCACTTTGTGCTTTTTTTGCGGCGTTAGCAAAAATCTTGTCTAAAAACCCCTCTATGATTTCAGGTTTAAGATTTTTGTATTTCGACATAGTAATCTCCGATTAATTAGAACACTTCAATAATAAATATTACTTTTTACCAAAAGATGACCTCATCTTAGATGTCTCTTTTTTAATCTCCTTGGCCTCCTCTTGGTAATATTTGTTCAATCTATTGAGGTAAAAACTTCTCAGATATACTGGTAGGTTATATAATTCACTAAAGGTAAATCCACCTTTTGAATGAATCATTAGTTGGAATATTTGTTCGTGTAGGTCTCGCCTATATGTTGGCGGTAGGCCAAAAAAATCGTAGGGTGACTGGAATCGTCACCTCTATCTCCTCCCCATTCACATCTTTTACATTTGCGGTCATGTCAATGTCTGGTTGTATCTCTTGGATATATTTTCTTAAGGCTAATGAATCTACTGATAAAAATTCATTGTCAACAAATTTATTTATGAATGAGACATCCGTTTTACCATCAACAGAAATAATTGTCTTTTTAAATCTTGTGGTCAAATCTGTGGATACGTTTTTATTAACTTTCTTCATAGCTTTGACTTCTTCGTCAATTACCGCCTCATCATGTCCGTTAGGTAATTTAAACTTTATCTCTCTTTTTGAATTTGGTAGTTTAAAATCAAACTCATTAATACCTTTAGGATGTTTACTAAGGTCGATTTTTTTATTAGATAGTTGTGTTAAATCTACAGATTGTTCAACACCACCATATTCGAAGTTATACTCTTTTCCATATGCTAACACTCTCGCAGCGACCATTATTGCGTTTTTATCACCTGTAAGTAAATCATTTACATTTATTGACTTATCTACTATGAGTGCTTCTAATAGTTTGTCTATTACTATGCCTTGACGGATTAGATTTTCTGAGGATAAAATATCCTCTTCTTTTGCTGTCATGTATTTTATCTCAACCTTACCTGATGATAAGGGGTGTCCGTTGACATAGAAATGACCTTTTGATGGGAGTTCTACTACCTCAGTAGGGAACTTGTAATCAGCCATTATCTTTTACTCCTTGAATATTTTTAAAACCAATTATAATTATAACCTTTTGTACGTTAAAACGAATTTATTTTGACGGTATCAGCTTTTCTTTGATTGGTTTAAGAACTGCGTCAAATAATATGTCATCATATTTTGTTGGTGTAAGCTTTACTATCTTCTCGATTGCGTAGAATGCAACTAAAACGTACTCCCAATTTGCTGCTAACCATTCAGTCATTTTATTCTCCTTAGAATTGTAAGATTGCGTAATCGTATTTAAGTGTTAATGTAATCTCAGCTGGGTCACTTGTAGCGTAATCCATGTCACCAAAGTTCGCTGTCTCGATGTATGTACCTTTCAGTAACCATTCCTCAACAACGTCACCAACTGGCCCTAACAAGTTAAAGGTTATATCTTTCTTATAAAAATCTGAATACCCATCACGACCTGTTACAGACTCGTGACCTAAACGAATCCACTCTAATACAGATTGAGCTCCACTCGGAACTATTGGGTCATATAATGTGATATCAATTGGCTGCCAAGCAGCTTTACCCTTGACATATCTTTTAACATTTATGTGGTCTAAAACTATCTCTTCAAACTGAAGTGTAGGTCTGTTCATCGCCCTTATCAGATACGCTGGTATTCCATCTATATACATAATGAACCTATTTTTAGTTTTAGGTTCAAAAGGTGTAAACATTATTTCATTAGGGTCTAATGTAGCCATTCATTGTCTCCAAAAATCATTTCTTTGATACTCATTAATAAATATCATAACAAAATATTTTCGTCAAAAACGGCTAAACAAAAAACCCCATCGTTAAATGGGGTTTAATGTTTTAGGTATTTGAGTTATATATTACTCAGGAAATGCCGCGCCTGTTGGTTGGACAACGAAGTCTAACACTATGAACTCAGCTGTTCTTGTAGGTTGTATGAATATCTGACCCACCAACTGATTTCTATCAACAACATCTGGTGTGTTGTTTGTGTCATCCATTACAATCCTAAAAGCACTCAATCCACTATTTGATTGTACCGACTCCAAGAATGGATTCACGATGTTTAGGAATCTGTTTCTTGTTGCCTGTGTGTTCTGTTCGAATACCAAGAATCTTGATGTAGAAGCGATAAACTTACGAAGTCTAATCAATAATCTTCTAATATTGATTCTATCCAACGCTGATGGTCGAGATTGTAACGTCTTCTGACCAAATACCACAACGTTCTGATTTGGGAACGAAGCAATCGGATTGATACGAGCCTCATACAAATCATCTCGTTCAGCGTGAGTCAATCTTGTTTTTGCCTGTAATACATCTGTCAGACCACCTCTAGTGAGACCAGCTGGCGCAAACCACTCATGTGCTACACTATCGTTAAAACTATAGACGCCTGGTAATACTGCTGATGGTGGAACCCATACTGGACTATCGGTGCTTGTATCAACTATCTGTACCCAAGGATAATACACACCTGCGTAGTTTGTATCAAGATTTATTACCGTGTTTTTAACTTGCTCAATCGTATCACTCCAACCAGCCGCATCCATAATGTAGAATGCATCTGCTCTTGACTCTATCTTTGATATCGCATGATTTGTAACAGTTGAGTGTAGACCATGTATTACACCCGGTATAGCTAATAGATTTATATCAACCTCATCTGGATTGGATATGGTATTTATAGCCCTCTTGAACGCGACAGAACCACTCGCTGTGGTTGATGAAAGGTCGAATCCTTGTGTATTTGTATTTACAATATCGGTGCCTGTTTTTGAATCAATCGCTGGATTCTTACCATCAAAACCAAATTGTAATGGGACTAAGAACTTTCTTTGTTGTAATGCTGAGTTAGTTAACGTTATCTGTTCGGTCGCATCTGCAAAGGTGGTTACCCCAAGTTCCGAAGCCTCATTCGTTCCAAATTGGTCTTCAAGACTCATAGTTACATTACTTCCTGCTGTTGCCGTAGCTGGTATTGGTGCGAGATATTGTCTTGATATCTCATTTGAGAAATCGTGACCATAAAAGATATTAGGGTCATAAACACTATTTCCGCTTAATTGATTAGATTGTGTGACCGCAACTGGCACATTTGTGCCGCCTGGTACAGGATTTTGTAGTTTTCCATATCCCATTGGTACTAAACCTTTGTTCAATTTAAACTGGCCATCCTTAACGAGATTTTTAAAGTCACCAACCCTAATATGCTTACTTATGTTTGGAAAAGTTCCATACTCTGTCTTTTTACCATTATCATCGATGACTGAATATCTATCACCGATTCTTCTAGCAAAGAAGTTGGGTGATAAGGGGTCAAGAGTCAACTTATCGAAAGTTTCTAAAATTTGGTCATCATCTATTTTATTTGGATTATGCACCCTTACTTGTAAAGAAAATGTTCCAAAATCTGAACCAGCAACATCATCGGCTCTTACTACATCCAAGATGCCAATCTTAAATTTAGAGTTTACATCTGTGCCATGGCTTCTTGTATAGACCCTAAATAAATCCTCTCTACCACTTGTAAGATTCTGTGATTGGATGAAAGGTGTCCTTGCGAATTGAAAATCTTTGTTACCAGTCCAAGTTGTATCTGACGCATCACCACCATCATCTACCGTATTAGTACCACTTTGAAAATCTAAACCATCATTCCTTACCACTAAGGAAGCAGAGAGCTGAGACAATGAATCTCCACTTTCGCTGACCATGTCGAATGGTCTTGTCTTAAAGTTTTTATATAGATAAACCTCTCCTGCAGTACCGTTTATCTTTGTTGATAATGGATTTGTACTGAATACATCACCAATGTAATTGTTAACCGTGCTGCCTGTATCAAAAGATAATGAGTAAGTCCTTTCGGTTATATTACTACCACTCACTACTAATGCAAAACCAGTACCCTTGTTGACATGAATACTACCAGATAAGACTGATTTAGATAGGTCTCCTACTCCACTTGAACCAAGTGATGGAGCTAGGACTGCGATTGATTGTGATGTGGCGCCAGAGGCAGAACTATGTAATACTAATTCTAACGTATCGGCTTTATATCCTCCGATACCTAAAACTCTGACTATTGTGACTACACCAGCGCTTTTTAGATAAGCCTCTGCTGCATATGGTGTGTAAAATCTTGGGTCTAACGAGCCAAATATTTCTTCAAATTCTTGAAAGTTTGTGATTTGTGTTGGTGTGAAAGCAGGGCCTTTCTCGGTAGGCCCGATGATAGCTGCACCTATTTCACTTATGCCTTGTGGTAGAAAAGATAAATCCTTTTCTCTAGTAAATACACCAGGCGAGACGATTCTTTCAGCCATCGGTAATCTCCTAATTAGTTGATATTAAAGTAAATGTCTACAATAAATATTAAAAAATATCCTAAAAACACCTTTTAGGACACTTTTTTTTATTTAGCTGGTGTAAATACACC